GGCAATCGGGAAGAAAATAGCATCCTGGTGGGGGAACTGATCCACCTGATAGGTCCAGCTGGCATTGATCATCTGCCGGTTGGTCAAATGTTCAACCACGTTGGTGGCCCTGGTCACCAGGCTGGCAATCAGGGTATCTTCATCGGAATGGTCAATCCTCAGCCATTCTTTGGCATCGGACGTTGCAACCACCGCTGCCGCTGGTCCCGTGGTTTGTTTCAGGCCAAAATAATGTGGATCCATGCTGCCCCTTTTGGTGATTATTCGGAATCAAAAAAAATGGGCACCGTTTGGTGCCCTGTGTGGTTTGGTTTGCTTTGGTTTCAGTTTGACATCACATTTTTGTAATTTGCTAATGCTTCCCAATCTGGTTCGTCATTTGACAGATATTCTTGATTCACGGCCATATAGCGTTTCAGCCATTCGTCATGCTGGTCAGGTAGGATGTAGATGCTCAGGGGACAAACATTCTCAGTTTTGAAAAAATTGATCCACACGTTTCTGGCAAACAAGGTGTTTTTGGGGGTGACTTGCAAAACATCCGTCCCCAAATCCAAAGAGTAGTGGTAGCAAAACTCCAACAATTTCATTGGATCTGTGTTTGAATTTTGGTTGCTGTTGGTCATTGCTGATTTCCTTCCAGGCCCACCATTGGGCACATGGTCAATTTAGCCGCACCGAATGTAGGTTGCACCCCTCTTGGGCCAATTTTCCACATTTTTTTTCAGGGCAAGAAAAAATGTTGATTTTCTCACCAGTAGGCTTGACAGCCCTCTGAGGGTTGCCTACATTTGGTCATGGCAATTCTGCCGATTTGAGGAAATCAACAATGAACACTTCTGCTTCCCACCCCGCTCTGACCGATCTCTGCCTCCTTATCCGTGACCACCGTTTGGGCAAATGGTTTGCCACAAAACCATCTGAAATCCGTTGCCATGAAAAAGCGTATGGATTTTCTTGCACCCTTGATTTCAACGGTACGGTTGGCACCGCACAGGTACATGTCAGAATCCGCACCAATGATGATGGCACGCATGATGTGCGTTTTCAGGGCAGGGATTCAGCACGCCTGGTGGTTTGTGTTTCAGAATCCCACCCAAACTTCCACTGTGGGTTTGACAACATTGAGGATGCACCCGCATTCAATTTTTATGATGACTGGGCTGAATGAAACTAACACCACCCAAAACTAAAATAGGCCACCCCGAAGGGTGGCCCTTTTTTTTGGTTGTCAATCCTGGAATCAGGATCAGCCCAGGGTAATGACCTTACAGGCAGCAGTGTTCAACAACTCACCGTCATTGAAGGCAATGCCACGCACACCGACTTGGCCATTGGCCGCAAACAGCTAATCCAAACGGCTGAATTCAAATCCGCCGAAATCAACAATCTGATAGTAGCTGGTGTCACCAAACAGGATTGGTTTCTTACCAGTGGTCATAGCGTCCACGTTGTCAGACTCATAGACCGGCTTGCCCAACAGGGTGTCAGGAGCCGCACCCAGGCCTGGGGTCCAGAGGTAGTTGAGGGAACCGCTGGTGGTCACTGGGTTTTTGAGCTGGCGGATTGCCTTGGCTGCTTCTGGGGAAACAATCCAGTTGGCGGTTGGTGCCATACGGTAATCCACGGCCACGCTGTAGAAAAGATCAATGATTTCATCACCAGTGACAGCGGTAGCGCTGGCAGCGGTCACACCAGACGTAGCATTGTCAAAAATGCCCCGTGGTGCGTTGCTGTTGTCACCAGTCAAGAATGCTGCCAATTCAGCGGTGGCAAATGAACGTGCAAAGCTGGATGCAATGTAGGCTTCCAACTGTGCAACACTGAACGTGCCAGTGTAGTTCAACAACTCTTCTGAAACCTTCATAATCCGGCCCAGACGGACTGGGTTCATGGTCACTTGGCCAAAGCTGTGATCAGACTCGGAGATGGATGCACCTTCAGCCCCGTATGCCGCTGAACCAATGCTGGATTCAGTTGCAAATGCGGTTTTTTGGCTGACTTGGGTGACCGTGCCGATTTGCCGCATGAAGTTTGCTTCCTCACGCAACTGGCTGATTTGTTGGCTGACAGCGGTGGTGGCCAGGTTGCCACCAGCACCGGCTGAACCAATGGACAATGCACGCTGTTCGGCGCCGGTCATTGGCTCACCACAAAGGCGCTTCATCCACGCGGATCGGTATTCTTCCGACTCAGTGGTGATTTCACCACGGTGTTCAGCTTCTTCAGTCTTCAGAACAACATCAGCCATTTCAGCTTCACGCTGGGCGGTTTGCTCTTCCAGCTTGATGCGGCTCTCAATGGATCGGACTTCAGATTCCATGCCTTCAAACTGTTCCATTTGATCGGCTGGCAATGCGGATGCATCCTTGTTGGCATCCAAGATTTCACGCTGCTTTGCAATCAGGGCAGCGCGCTTTTCCTTCAGGGAATTGATGTTCACGGTGTTTTTCCTTTTGAAACGTGAATCAAAAAACAGGTTTCAGCGCACCACCATCAACAGACAATGGCACCTGTGGCGTTGGAAACCGGATGGCCAGCTGGCCCCACTGCCCGTTGGCAGATTCCCAAAACAAAAAGGCTGAATCAGGTTTCCCCAACCCAGCCCAGGAGGGTTGTGTGTTTATTCTGCAACCCCATCAGAAATCCGCAGATAGAGCCGCAACATTTCAGGTTTGGGCGTGTCACGCCGCATGGCTTCACGCTTCAAACCACGCACAGCCACGGTTGTGTCCTCATACGCTGGAAAGCTGACCACGGAAACATCAAACAAATCCAGGTCACGGATTTCCCGCACCGTCTTTCCGTCACGCTCTTCCCATGAATCATCCCGCACAACAAATCCAAAACTCATGGCATCCAGGTCACCACGCCGGATTGATTCCAATGTGTCCTGGCCAACGGTTGTGTGGGGTATGTCAATCTCTGTGCGCAGCCCGTGTTCATCTTGGGTCAAACGCAGGGTGCCGGATTTGGTCCGGCCCAGAATCATCTTGGGGTCATGGTCAACCAGCGCCCGCACATCATGCTGTTCATCAATTGCCCTGGTGAATGCACCTGGTTTGATGTATTCCACAAAATCACCCAGGTCACGGCTCTCCGAATCAAACACGCTGGCATAGCCCACAATGGTGTCGGCTGTGTCACCGGATTCCAACTTGACTTCCTGGTGGGCACGGCGTTCAAGCTTTTCTGCTGGGGCTGATCGGCTGTACCCGCCACCGCCGCCACCGCCCCCACCAGTCACAGACTCATAGGCTGCATGGGTTGAACATGGCATGTAGATGGTTTCACCGTCCACTGTCATGCTGTGGGTGCCGTCACACCCCAGGGCATCAGCCCGTGCCATTGCTTCATCCTCAGTGGTGTATTGATCAACACCAACACGTTCCCGTTTTTCATCACTCATACGTTCATCCTTACTTGATTCTGGGTGCCCGCTGGGCAACAAATCTAGGTCATGCTTGCCCCGTCTGAACTTCAGATTGGCCAACGCATACAAAAAACTGTTCACCCTTGCATATGCCCATGCTTCTGCATTTGGGATGCTTGGGCGGACTGAACTGGGCTGGGTTTTGTATGCCCCCACGCCACGTTCAAACACCTGTTCCAACATGGACATGGTGGCCCGCTTCCTGGCATCATCCCCATGTTCATCGTTGTGTTCCTCCAGTTTCCGTTCCAATGCAACCTTCACGTTGCCGGTCACTTGCCGCTGTTCTTCTGATCCATCACCCAGGTCTGCCACCAGGTCCAAATCCACCACTGGCACACCAACCTGCCTGTCAGTTTCAATCAGGTCATCATTCATTTCCACAAACACCGTGATGATTGCTACTGGCCCAACATCATCAGTGTCCATGGATTCTGCACCAAATTCAGCCATCCCGGATGTCACAACCTCATCCACCACGCCGGTGTAGATGCCTTTTTCAGCTCTCCACCTCACAAACAAACCTGGTTCAATATCTGCCAGGTCTGCCCGTGTTTCACGCCGTTCCTTCAGCTGATCCAATACGGCCTTCATTCTGGATTCACCCAGCACACCAACCGTGCCCCATTTCACCTGGGCAACAATGCCAGCAACATTGGACAGGTTCGGCCCCAGGTCAGCATCTTGGAATTGTTTTCCATCTTCAAAATGTCTAGCGCTCCAGGCTTCACGCTCCTTTATCCATGCCAACACGGCTGGGGAACTCACGCCACGTTCGGCCCGCTTCCAAATTTCAAACGCTTCATTCCCACGGATATTCCCACCAGCACCCCAGATGTCTGGGTGGTTGCGTTTCAAATCTCTGGCGTAATCATGATCAAAAACATCAAACCTGGAGTTGTCCAGGCTGATTGGTTCATCATCACCGGATTGGGGAAAATCTGTTGCCATCAAACTGCCTGAATGATTGACACATCACCAGTCTTGATTGGGCTGTGTCGGATGTCCGTTCTGGGTTCATATGTTGTGCCGTCTGTATAGGTCACAGTCTGGCCACGCAGGATGAATGGTTCACCAGGTTTTACCGTTGCACCGTCCAGGCTCACTGGTGCATTAGTGCCCAGCGCCCGCCAAACCACTTGGTTCACACCGGCCTGCCGGTACAGCTCTAGGACAATGCTGCCTTCCGCCCGCCTCATTTCATCTTCAAT